GGACGCGCTCAACGGGCGGTAGATCGCGGCGGCACGGCTGATCGCTGTTCATTTGAACAGCTAAACACCTGCGATCAGCAGCGCCGCCGCTGTCTATCGCCTAGCGGCGATCTTCCAACTGACGGGCAGGACGTTCTCCCGGCACCGGCGGCACCACAACTCCACGTTCTCAGGGTGTGAGGAGTCCTTCAGTAACTTGCCGTCATTCGGACACCGCGAGACATCAAGCATCTTGGGGCCGCCGGGCTCTCCGAACTCGGCGAGCCCGCCCGCCTGCTCTGCTCTAAAGATGACATCGCAACGGCAGTTCGGATGCGCCGGGATCGACGTGCCTGACGTGAATCCCTCGACGATGCCGATCCAGCCGCGCTCCTGATTCTCCAAGCACACCGGGCAGACATCAAGAGAGCGAGCCGTCATCCATCTTTTCTGGGTCTTGCCCGCCTCGCGAGCGGCTGACATTCCGCCTTCCCCGATAGCGGTGGCAGTCTCGGTGCGGGCGATGGTATCGGCGCGTGTCTTGGAGTAAGCGCGCGAGGCTCGTATTTCTCGTGACATCTTGTCGATGCTGTCGCCCCTCGCGAGCCCGTCACCAACGATTTTTGCGACGTCGTCGTGCGCCATCTTCGTGAGACTCAGCGAGCCATCGCCGCCGATGAGTTCCCCTGCGCGCTGATGCGCGTACGCCGTGGCTCGCTGATGGGCGACGGTTGCGGGCACCCCCGGCTCGGAGCCGACAAAGGCCAACTCAAAGGCTCCGGTCAGTTCAGACTCCACGCCTGCCACGTACAAGTCGAACCAATCCCAATCGATTGAACTGATCAGGCCATCGGCCCCGCCGGGTACACTCATGCGCGTTGAACCCCTGCCAGTAACGCCTTGATAATGCTGTCGGCGTCGAGCGATTTATCGTCAACCCACAGATCCCTAAGCGTGTCCACGGCGACTTCGCCTTGCTCCCGCAAACGGTCGCCCCACGCGTCTGCCATCTCCCGCTCGGCGGCACGAAGCGGCGCAGCCCACCGCTCGTCGAGCGCCTTGCTCATCTGCATCGGCTCCTCAATCGCTCCGCCTGCCGCCTGCGGCACGAAGAACTCATCGCCTGAACCATCCACCGCTGGCGGCAAGCCCAGTTCGGTTCGCCCCTCGTCGCGCGTGACGAGCCCGACCTTGTAAGCCGAGGTGGACACCAGTGCGCGCAGTTGGCGATCCTCCGGCGTCGGGTCGATGTAGGTGATCACTCCCTGCGTGCTGCCGCCGAACATCGTCTGGAGGCGGGAGTTGATCGCCATCTTGATTCGGTCGCACCGAGGCACCACCGTCCACCGGCTGAACATCACCTCGCCCGCCTCGGCGTTAGCGCGGTTCACGCTTTCAGATACTCCGATCATCGAGCCGCTGATACCAAAGGCACCAAGGAATATGTCGCGGCTCCATTTGCGCCCGTCGATGAACGCCATATCGGTATGAGTGTATTGGCGGTCAACCCACTTCGCCTTCTCAAGTATCGCGACCCGGTGCGCCTGATTGACTCCCTGATGCTCGGAACGCCACTGCGTTGTCAGACGCTCCAACTCGGCATCCGATAGACCCTCGCTGGCTTCGATGATTCCGCCCGGCTCCGCGCCGTTCGTAAAAAAATTACGGTTCCACTGTGCCGCATACCGATCCGCATCGAGGTCGTAAAGGATGGACTGCACCGGCCCCATCCCGCGATACATGTCCATCGGCGATGGGACTCGCAGAAAGATCACATCATCGTTCTCAAGCGGGATCGACTCGTTGCCGTTCTTGTACACGTAGCCCGACACGAACTCATCGCGACTCGGGATCGGCGTCATCTTGTCCGGTCGCACCGGCCAGAGTTCGACCGGCACGCCGCGCTCGTCGCGGACGACGACGATCCAACCCTCGCCCCGGAGTTCGAGGTGCTGCTGGATAACCTCAACCAATTCGTGCTGGCTGTAGAACGGGTTGGGATTGCTCCACAGCTTGAACGCCGGAGACAACTCCGTCGCGGGTTGCATCTGACCAGAGGCGACCATCGCCTTGAGGACTGGTTGCGAGAGCGACTGAGCCGCCACCTTCACGGTGTCTCGCTGCGCCAGCCCCGCCACCATCGAGCGCGTTCGCGTGTTCGCCTTCGGGGTCGGCACGAGTTCCTGCCAGTCCACCCGAGCCACGCCGTTCGTGATTCGACCGATGATGGCGTAAAGCCATCCCGAGGTCGCGTAAGCGTTCGCTGCTTGACCAAAGGTAGACCCGCCCGCGCCGCCAAGCCCGTAACCGCCAACGGTTCGAGTCACTGATGATAGCCTGCTGGTGTTCGCTCGCTGGATGAGTTCTGTCAGCATCCCCATTAGCCGAACCCCTTAGTGTGTCAGCAAGAACATCCGCAAGCCGAGCCCGAGCCCGACGCCTACCGCTACCGACGTGATCACAAACAGCGCCGCCGCTGTCACTGCGGTGAACAGTAATTGGGCAGCCGTGCGGATGTCGTCGAGCCCCACGACTATACCGATCCATCGGCGAATCATGATAGCCACGTAATTCTCGCGGGTGACCCGGTGATGAATAAATGACTGAACGCCCAGACCATAGCATCCACCCGGTCATCAGTCGCCGGGCCACCGCTCATCCCGAGGACGAAATTGCACATCTGATCTTCGAGTGCCGGGTGTGCTCCAACAAGGTGCATCTTCCGCTGCTCCCATAAGGCGCTGATCGGCTCGGCTCGAACGGCCTTGCCTCGGCTCGCGTGGACTGGGGTGAACGGCACATCGGGATCGTACTGCTGGAGATTCGTCTTGACGAGGTCTCCGCCGAAGTTCATCTCAGCGACGACGCGATCACCTCGGTGCTCATAGTGCGCGAGGCACGCTGCTGACGCCCAGCCCTGCGGCGTGTACTTCCCGCTTCGGTCGGCGAGCAGGAATCCGTGGCGCTCCTCCACACCCTTGCAATCGCAAGGGCCGATCCCCGCGACCACGATGCCCGTTTCGTCTGACCCCTCTCGGGCGCTCCCTGCCGGGTCGATGGCGGTAACGATTCGCGTGAGGTGGATCGTCGCTGCATCGTGCTCTCCTCGCTCGGCGCTGGTCATGCCTTCATGGTCGTCGAACGTACAGATCCGCGAGTCCGGCACGCGCGACTCGTCCAACGCTGTGCGCGTCCACAGCGCCCCCTCCACATCCTCGATCAATTCTCCAAGCAACTCCTGACGACCGAGTCGCGTGCCTTCGTATCGGCTCACGATCTGGTCGAGGAAAGCGGGTGCGAGGTTCGCCCGATTGTCGTAAGTGGTGCCGCGCGTGGTTGCCGTTGTCTCCGCCTCTAGGAGGTGCCGCACCAGCGGCGTCGGGCGCGGAGTGGTCGTCACTACGATACGCGGGTCATCACCGATTCGGAGACCGAGCATCAGCATGTCCCATGCCTCCATCGCGTAACGCCACGCGCCAACTTCATCGGCCCAAGCCGTGTCGTGCTGAGGGCCTCGCAGGCGCTCCGGTTCCTCGGCGCTGTAGGTTGTGGCGATGGCACCGTTGGGCCACGTCAGGCGGCGTCTGCTCGGTTCATAGACGGGGCGAGCGCTCGCGGGTGCAGTGGCGATGATCCCAGACTCGCCCTCCACCATTACGTCACGAACATCGGCGGCGGTAGAGCCCACGATGGCCACCCGGCGCGCCCCTGCGGCCACTTGCTCGTGTACCCACTCCGCCCCCGCTCTTGTCTTGCCAGCCCCTCGGCCAGCCATGTAGAGCCAAGAGCGCCAGTCGCCAGCCGGTGCGATCTGCTCCGCGCGAGCAATGTCGCGCCAGTCGGGTCGCCCGTCCGGCCTCATTCGCCGCGCGACAGCGCGATCCCGCGCCATCTGGAGGATGGGATCGCTGCTCACAGCCATCATGCGGTGGTCGCGATTCGCTCCGCCTCTTCAACAGCAGCCTCGGCCTCGGACTGCGTGAACCCCTCGCTGACCAACGAGGCGACGCGCTGGTCATGGGTGATCGTGATCTGAATCTTGTCGCCGTAGAAGTCGCGCCGGTGCGCCTTCAGCAACCACATCAACAACCCGTCAGATGTCCCCGCCCGAGCGCGCGTCCATGCCGCTGCCTCCAACGTGTCCACGGCATCGGCTAGCGCCTCGTCCCAACTCGCCGCAAACGCCGCAGACGTGCTGCGGGCACGATACGCCCCGGCTCGCGATACGCCCGCCGCCGTGCAGGACGCGCGGACGTTGCCGCTGTTCCGCAGAACCTCGATAAACCTCGGTCGCCAATTCTTGCCACGCGG